ATCTCTAAGGCTATTGGGTCGGATTTGTAGATTTCTTTGTAGAGGACTCTCTTTATCTTATAGGCGGCTATGGTCTTTAAGCAATCCCTACATGGGAGTAGGGTGGATACCAGTGTCTTTCCTTCGCCCGGACTGGTGTATCTGAGAGCATTCTGTTCTGCGTGGATGACATACTTCCTTCTCTCTTCTCTGTCTGACCAGTCTTCTTCTACACCTTGAGGGAATCCGTTATATCCTACTGAGGCTATTGAATGGTCTTCTCTGAGGATCACCGCGCCGACTTTATGCCACGGGTCTTTTGACTTCTTAGCCACTACCTCGGCTATACTCATTGCGTATTCGTCCCAGTTCATTTTATTCTTGCAAGAAATTCTTTTGCGTAGTCTTCGATATGTCGTGCGCTTAGGCCAGCATGAGCGATATACTCCAACGCATCCCGCGCCTCGTCGCGCTCGCGTAAAGCAATTTTAAGTGGAGTTCCTCCAGCGTGATTTGTTGCCCCATTTAATCTGACAATTTCAAGTTTTTGTTGCTTTATTTTTTCTAATGCCTTGTCGCGCTCGCGTTCAATTCGTTGTGCTAAAATGCGTAAATCGCCTGCTCCATAAGTGTAGGGGTGGCTTATGTATTTATCCCATGCCGCATCCGTCTCTGGTGTAGGTTTATCGTTTACGATATTCATGGTTTTTTGAATTGAATTTCATCTAACATATCTGATGGGTCTTGATCGCCATTTGCCATAGTTTCAATCCATCTTGCAGGGTTAATGGTGGCGGTGTGCGCCCAGCCTTCACTTGTCAATTTTTCTTCGTGCGCTTCATCTACTGTTAAACATTTTATCTTACCTTCTTTGGCGTAGATAAAAAGATATGGTGCTATAATTATTTTCATAGATTGATTAACATCTTCTTTGCCCATTCTGGGGTATTCTCATCTACTTTCACTGCCCAGTGGCCTTCTACTGATTTAGTCATAGAGAGTGCTTTTACTGGTTTAATACTACTTTGTTTAGAAGTAGTAATTACTTCTTTGGTTGAGAACCTTTCCCCACAAGAACAAAGCCTCCTCCTTGCCACTGTGCCATCTCTTTTTCGGCTATTGATGACTTCAGTAGGTGATTTACACTTCGGGCAATTCATTTTTTTTCTTAGGTCTTCCAGCGCAATCGTATTGTTTCATGCCTCTTTTTTCAAAGAAGTCTTCACAAGCTTTATTGATTTCTTTTGATCGTAGTGGATACTTCCATCCTACTCGACCATCATCTAGATCAATATTACCTTCTATGTCTTTGCCGTTGATCTTCATTTCATTGATTTTCTTTTTTCTCTGTAATATTGAGTTTTGCTTGTTGCTCCAGCTAAAATCCAAGGTTCAATGCTGTAATTATATGGAAGCAATGTAATATTTTTATCTCCTATTTTTTGAGCTTTTATGATATTGCTTGTTTGAAGTATTCCATGATTTCTTCCAATGTCTCTTCTTTTAAACCATCTGGATACTATCGCATTTTTAACGCCAAAACGTTTTGATACACAAGTAAGGCTATTAAACTCTTCTATTTTACCATCACTATATGTGAATATGTATTTATTCCTATATTGTGATTCTGCAATTTTTCTTTTATGATCTTCAGAAAACTTTAATCCAGCCATTGGTGCTGATGCACTCTTGCAGAAGTTTATGCAGTTTTCGTGGGATGTGTGTGCATCTAAATACTTTTGCTCAAAAGCAATAGTTGAGTGTGGAGAACAATACTTCACAACCTCAAATATAAGTGATTCTTCACCATATTTGTTAAAGATTCTTTGGAGTCTATGATTCCTGTGTTTTTGTGAACGCAATTTGTTAATGTGATTTTTGAAACGAGATTGCAAGTTTACGCTACTCCCGTAGTAGTAATGACCATTTGCAGAACAAGTAATCTTGTATACCCCAGAGTTCATTATTTCTTACTAACTTTCCCGACGCATTTCCATTTTTCCCTACTTAAGTTGTTTGCTGTATTGGGATTGTTTTGTTGTTCTTTTGATAAACGTTTTTTAATCCCGTAACTTCGCGCACAATAACTTGACCCTTTGGCCGTCCCCGGACTAATTGTAGCACCTTTCTGACCATACTTCACAGTCTTAGTCCTGCCAGTCTTTGGGTTGACTACTTTTTTTGAGAACCTCTTTTCCATTACTTTTTCTTTGCAGTTTTTGCTGATTGTTTAAACGCTTTGGCAGTTGGTGCGCCCTTGCTGCCAACTTTCCTCATCTTCTCACCGCTACCCGCTGCGATGCGTTTCCTTTTTTCGTTAATATTTTTGTAAAGTCCAGTTTTCATTTTTTCTTAGACATTCCTGCGCGTGATAGTGCAATAGCCAATGCTTGTTTACGGCTCTTAGCCATAGGTGCTTTCTTCGGGCCTTTAGGGTTCACTCCAGCCTTGAGAGTTCCACGCTTGTATTCGCCCATGACTTTAGCTATCTTTGCAGTTTTAACTGCTTTTGTTGTTGGTTTTTTCATAATGATTCCATCCCATCTCTGAGAAGTTTAAAAAATGTATCTGATGACATTGTAACTTTCCAAGGTTTACTATTCTTCTTTGAAGCCACTGCCCAAGCAATGCCATTAGCATCTCGCTCGGCCTGCTCACAAGCCTTATCTAAATTTAAATTCTGAACACACTTTACTTCAAAGTGGAGTTTACCCTTCAATTCCTCACAGACTACATCTGGCGAGTCTTGTCCTCCTGCGAATTGCTGTCCTCGTTTAGCAGTGTAGCCTTCAGCGCGGAGTTGATCTCGCCAAGCCCTTTCACCTCTTGCTCCTTTAGCTCTTGAGTTGATCATTTCGCGCCCTCCAATTTTCCGCAAATCCACTCGCTACGAGGCGGTGGCAGCTCACCTACGCAGCCAGCGTCGATCCACTGGGCCATGTCATCCCCGTGGGTTGCTGACCAGTTTTTTGATGCTAGCCCCCATGTTCGAACGCGAAGCAATGCCTCTCGTAACTTGGCGTTTTGCTCCCTCGCCTCGTCGCGCTCGCGTTCCAGCTTTCTACAATCATCAATAGGAACTGCTCTAAAACCAAAAACGCCTTCAATTACTGAATCAATGTAGCATATGATTGCAAGGTCATCCGTCTCTGGTGTTGGTGTGTTATTCATGGGAGCATACTATCTACATCTTGTATCTGTGTCAACATTTTTTTATCAGAAAAATACTCATGGTAGATTTTCATCCCCTCATTCCAATAATTCTCTGCTATGCAATACCTTTCTTTGTCCTCAGACTCCCAAATATCCATTGCATATTTGAAAAACTTCATGGTTTTTCCGTAGGCTTGGTCGGTTGTCATTAGTAAACCTCCTCAAGTCTTGAGATATCCCCGCGCATCACAATATCCGTAGAATAATTCCTCGCGCCACGGCGGTTCTTCTTGATCGTCAGCCTACTCTTCTCCTTAATGTGTTCGATATACACTACTTGGTCAGAGTGCATTCCAATTGCCCGTGATTCGCGCAGTCTTCCTTCGTCATTAAGCTGAGAAGCTGTAAGCATAATCGAGTTGTTTTTCAACGCAGCTACCTTTAACCGCCTTGCAATCTCGGAAATTTGACTTTCTCTACCCTCCGCGCCATCAAATGCAATGATTTGTAGGTAATCTACTACGATTACATCTGCCCGATTTTCGCCTACATATCGGTTTATATTAGCCTCAATCTCGTCAATTTCAGCTATTCCATCCACGATTTCTAGTGGCAACTGATGCAGTTTAAGTAGTGCAGAACTGATTGCTTGGAGTTCGTTCTTGTTTGCTGTCTTGTAATCCTCTGGTTCTCTCACGGGATAGCCTGCGATATTGCAAGCCATGCGGGTCAGGATGTCTTTCGCTTTCATTTCGAGGCTGAAGAAGAGGACTGACTTTCCTTCCAGTAGGTTTGCGAGTGCCGCTTGGACTAGGTAGATTGATTTTCCTCCACCTGTCTCAGATGCCACCGTCATCATCTCGCCTTTGTGCATCCCACCCTTGAGTGCGCGATCCACTTTGAGTAATCCAGTAGGGTAAAAATCCTTTACTGCTTTTCCTTCCATCTCATCAATGATTTCGATGATGAGGTCTTTGACTGGCTTTACTTTTGATGTGCGATCTTCTGCGGACTTCATTATCGTTTCCGATAATTCCTTTAAATTCGTCTTGCCTGTCCGTAGATTTGGCTCTTCTTTCTCCATGAGGGTAATGACATCGCGGTAGGCCTTCGTGCGGTGCAGGTGCTTCCGGTAGTCATCTGCCATGTCTTGGCAAACCTTACCAGAGGCCACCTTCATCGTAGCGAATATTTCGTGAATCGCATCCTCTCCACCCGCAGCTTCTAATTGTCCAGTTGCTTCCAGTTCTGCGATGGCAGAAAACGGGCAGCAAACCCCTGTCCGCTGGTGAACCCCTTGGAGGGCATTAAAAACGATTCTGTGAGCTGGTATGGCAAAGTAATCACTATCCCATGTTTGTTGGGAAAGGATGTTTCTGTCGATTGCGATGAGCGACAACACTGCCGCTTCACTCTTTCGTGCTATTGGGACTTTTTTCATTTGGGTTTTGTTTTTTCAATTATGTATCCTGCAAATTCTCCGATTCGGAAGAACTCAATTCCTCCATCAACCTCAGATTGATCAAGTGGACGCTGAACTCCGCTCAATGAAAGTTCTTTATCCAAAATATCAGATGGAGATGCGCCACTCTTCAGCTTCCATTCTGATGTCATCCTTCGGAATACTGTCGATGCGTATCCTTGAACCGATTCAAACTTTTCCACTACAATAATACATCCTCCATATTCTGTTGATGCTTTTAGTTTCTGTAAAAGTTCTGACCTTCTTTTTTTTGAAATAAACATCAGGGAAAGAAAGCATATAGCTACTGAAAATTCTTTGTATTCAAAATCTACTGCATCCGAAATCTGGAGCAATCCGCCTCCATCATATTTTTGCGCCATCTCATTGCTTTCTTCTATGGCTATTAGTTTTGCTCCCCTTTGTTCTATTAAAAACTTTGTAGCCCTCCCTATATTTCCAGTGCTTGCTCCTATATCATAGATTATTCCATTTCTGGAAAGATAATTCCTTGTTATGGAAACAACAGCACTTGTAGCTAAATCATACCAAGGCAACTGCTCACGCACATGGTTGTCAAAGTTTTCCGCTATCCAATTATTTTTGAATGTCCAGTCTTTCATCATAAGAAATAAGTTGTTTTGCCACCCAAGAAACAGCAGGAATAGTCATTCCATTTGCTTGGTATTTTTGAACTTCGGTAAGATTGCAGTCATCCAACCAATTATCAGGAATCCCTTGTAGCCTTAGTCTTTCCACAACCCCAACTCGTCGCAGCTTTCCATCTCCGTGCAACACGATGTCCGTGAAACTTTTGTAATCTCTTTTTGCAATAGTTCCAGACAATCCGCACTCAGCATATTCGTCAGAGCGTTGGCGAGTAAAGTAGGCAATGGGATGTTCCGTTCCCAAGCTCTCCTCAAAATACCAATTGCTGATTTTTTCGATAGCATCAATTTTGGATCGCAGGTCACAAGAAGAACGCTTTGTATTGTTGAGTGGATCGGCTCCTCTGGTGATTCCATCGCGGAATCCCAGTATGTAAACTCTACGCCTTCTTTGTGGGACTCCGCAGAATTTAGAGTCGATGATCGTCCAAGTCGAATCATACCCGCTTTCGGCCAAGTCTTGCACAACGACTCCAAGGCCATTGGACAAGAGATCATACACGTTTTCGATAATGACATATTTTGGGGAACACTCTTGAATAACTCTAAGGTAGTGTTTCCATAATCCACTTCTGTTTCCATTTATTCCTCCTTTGTTTTTGTTTGTATTTGCTCTGGAAATATCCTGACATGGGAATCCACCAGTAATCACCCAAGGTTGAAAGTCTGGGGTGAAATTTGTTATATCTCCATGGATATTGGAGTTTGGAAAATTCTTTTTTAGCACGTGCTGCAAGTGAGGTTCATATTCAACAAATGTATGCTCAAATTTACCAACCATTGCCAATCCAATCGCAAATCCTCCGATTCCAGAAAATAAGTCTAAGTGTGTTTTCATTTTATCGGTAACGATAATCAAAAGTTGGAGAATCGTTCTGGTTTTGAATTGGACTTGTTTTGTTTTGGCTCGAAAACTCCAGTCCATCCGTTTGAGATTGCAGTGTCGATTGCCGCTACTGCACTCGCTACTCCCCAAGTGGTGAACTTACCGAACATATTCTTTTGCGCCGTTGGTGTCATTGGTGCTCTCTTTTCTTTTCGGTGTTGAAGAAACTCATTCCAAGCCGTGTTAAATTCTGGAGTATCCAATTCGGTCGGTATATTTGTTGGGGGGGATTTTTTTCGTGCGGCGGTCGTTTTTGCGTTAGCCATATTTGGGGGGTCGTTAAAGTGAGCGGTAGCGAAACTAACTTTGGCGTTAGCCGTAATTTCAGTCGGGAATAGATTCGGTTGATTCAATTCAACTGAGGAATGTGAGGCCACTGCCGAACTTTCCAATTCCTCCTTCAAGGAGGTTAGGAGGTTTTCTTTATACTCTTTATTTACTTTACTAAGTCTATCTTTATTAGTCGCGGGTTTTCCCGAGTCGGGAATTTCCCGAGTCGGAGAATCCCCTGATCGGAATGGGTCTTCAAGTTGTGGGTATTGGTAAACGTAATACTCCCATCCACCCGGATTTTCACCACAGCACGGTCTGCGCCATAGATACCTTTTATCCAACAATTCATTCACACCAGCAACAGTGCTATCATACCCATCTGTAGATATGCTCTTGAGATGATTAAGACGAACAATCCAAGTTTCTGGTAAGGATAATAGGTAAGCGTGGATTCCTTTTGCTTTCCACGACAACTCTGGATTTTTTAGAATGTCATTTGGAATAGTTGTGAAATTCCTTGTCAACTTCTGACGAAAAATACTTTTACTCATAATGTCCGTGATGTTTGGAGTGGCACTCGTCGCAAACGCAAGTTAGGGATTGCATTCCGCTATGT